AATGTTAGTGAGTTTGGTTGAGTGTGAATGTTATTTAGTGCGTGCTAACGCACCCTAAGCAAACGCTGCGAGATGCTCACAGCTGCCGAAGGTTGCACACTTAGCGTCGCAATACAATAGGTTGTGATTAACCCAGAAACCAAGTGAAATGTTGTCTTGAATCAAGAGGTTTAGAATAGCTCGGCGTGAAACGTTAGTGTAAACATAGGCTTCTCCGTTGCTGTACTCAACGTAAACCTCAGCATTGACTAAATCAGTGCTGATGTTGTTGACAGCTGCAGAAGGACGTTGAACGGTGTTGATAGCGAATGGATTGAACATTAGTGGATAGATAAGGTGAATAAAGAAAGAGTTAGTAATTAGTGCGTGCTAACGCACCCTCAAGCAAGCTGAAGATAGTCAACTTCATTGTTGACGAGTGCTTCGCTTACCCACTTGCCAAGTGACTTAACACTGCCAAGAGTGAGTTGATAGATGCAATCACTGCAGACGTTGCTGTAGAGATAAGTCTTGCCACCGTTAAATGTGACTTTGACTTGATTGGTAGCCTCACTGATACCGACTGACTCAACAGCTGAAGAGTTGTAGTCGTTAGCGTAGAGGAATGATGCTTGCATTGTGTGAGTGTGAGTATAGAATAGTGAGGTAAGAATACCTCATACTGTCAACACTTAGTGATGACAATAAGAGACAATCAAATGAGGTTAGACTTGATGCATTGCGCTATGTAATTACTATCGTTATCAGCAATGATGAAAGAAGCAAGGAAGAATGGAAGGAGACGGAATGTCATAAGATTGTTCATTAGTGGATAGAAGAAAGAAGAGGAGACATCTCATCATTGACATAAGTACCAAGCTCAACTTCATCGTAATACTCAGCATCATTCAGTAGTTCGTAATACTTACAGAGTGATTCAAAGATAGAGTCAGTTTCAAGCTCAGTCTCAAGATAGTCGTTGAGTTCTGTCGCAACGTAGTAAGGCTTTGTCAAATGGATTGGGTAGTGCTTGTTTGTTGATGCTGTAAGCATAGCAGACTTAGAAGCGTTTTGGTTGGAAAGGTGGACACCTTATGAATTGTCCACTGATGGATGATTGGGTGTCTCTAGCGTGTTCGCAGCACTTGCTTGAGACGGTAAACAAGCTGGCTAGTAACTTGTCCCTAGCGGAGAACCAAGACAGTGCTTGTCTTGATGGATTAAGTATGGCACAGCCGCAAGCGCTTTGGGTGGTTTGGTGTTCACCTTGTCAACTGTCCACTGATGGATAGGTTAAGAGTATTGAGCTGTTGTTAGTTAATAACTATTAGTACTGTTGTTAATATATTAGTGCTGCGTTGTCTATTATGTATGCGCTATGATGATTGTGAATACTTAACAGCGCTAATCTGTTGTGATACGATATCGTACCAGCTATAATTATTGATAAGAATTGTAACGCCGACAGATTGGTGTAGATTGAGTGAAAGACAGTGAGCCCAGTTAGCCCCGTTAAATCAGTGCAATGCAGTGTTTTACACGCCACTAACAGTCGCGTGCGGGCTAAAAGGGGGGGTATGGGGGTAAAACTGCGTCCCTGCCCCCACGTATATGGGTTGACAAAATTATGTCAAAATTCTAGCGCCTTATAAACCGCTGGAAAGCACTTTAGAATCTGTTTTTTACATTGATCAGCAATTATTTTATGTTCATACTGTGTACCGTTAGCACAACGCAGTTCAACGTAGTGAATCCAGCTACGTAAAGAACCATTCATGTACAACTTAGTTGGCGTAGCTAGGGGCAGTACTTCTCTGGCACACTCTTTAGCGACACCAGCGGACAGCATTTCGTTATAAAGTGCTGTGGACTGATCAAATAAGTCTTGAGTACGTATTTGGAACTCTTGTTGAGTGAAATCATTTAGATCATCGATACTATTCTGTCTATTTGTTGTATCTTGTCTACGTAATTGGGGGATTTGTGGTTTATCATTAACAGCTGCGTATCTTTGGCTAAACTCTTGGAAAGCAAAGGAGCGATGTCTAATAATTTGTTGAGCGATACTACGAGTAGTAGATATTTCAACGCACATATTAACCATTTCAAAGGGGGACCAATGTTTATGTTTAATAAGGTATTGAATCAAACGAGCACTGTTCTCAGTGTTGTTTTGGTTTGCAGGATTAGATACTCTAGCCATGTAGGCTATTAAGGCATCACCTTCTTGTGTTGAATGTACTAACTGTACTGAATGCATGTAATTTGCTAGCTGTATAAAAAGGGATGATCTGTATCATCATTAAGGGATGATTATGATCATCAAGTATTACTTACTTTAATTAATTAATTTAATTATTTAATTAACTAATTATTGTCAGTGTTTACAGAATGTCCATTTCCGGGGACATTATTAAAGGGGAAAGATTGTCTCTTTTCCCCAGTACAGAGTTCGAGTCCACCCTCTCTCCCCCTGTATACAACACGATGCTGGCTAAACCCAGTTGGGGACTGAGGTTTCAGCGGTGCCTCTAGCTTGTTGTCTTTGGTCTTTATTTAGTCCTAAAACAAGGTGATTAGCAGAGCCTTGGGGGTCATCTATGGTCGATCTAAGCATGTCTAACCACTCTTCACGTTTACGAGTATTGATCTGTTCTTGAGCAGATATAGCCATACAATCGGTAAAGTATTGAACACCTTGACTAAGACAATCAAGTCTGTCATCGTGTTTTACTGCACCTTTTTCACGGCACATACGGCTCATCTGATAGAAGAGCATGTAGAGGAGTCTAGATTCGGGTGCAGCATCTTTGTTGGAGTTGTAGTCCCAATCAATAACAGAGCGATCCACAACAAGCCTATGCTGATTAAGCACGGGTTCCAAGGTATCGATAATACGTTGTTCTTTACGGACTGTGGCTCTAACTTCTTCGACATCTATACCTTGTTTTGTTTGTACTAAGTGTTTTTTAAATAATTCAGCAACGATACCATCACCAAAGTTAGTTTCAATAACTAATTTAGTAACGTTGTATTTACGGCAACCTTTTAGAATGTCCAGAAGAGTGTTGTCTGAGTATCCTTCTCGATAAGCACGCATTTCGTGCAAGTACAGGAAACCGTTGCGTTGGGAGATATACGCTGCTGCCGTTTCATCCGATCCACGACCCGACGGGTCAACACTGCAGATTGTCTCTTGGTAGGAATCCCAGTCTCCTTGGAGCTGCATTGGACTGTAGAAATAATCTCCAGGTAGTCCGACAGTCGGAGCATCCCTGATGATGTTTCTGGGATCTGAGCACCAAACGATGGAATCGGGAGCAGTAGAGGGATTAACGCTAGTGACGATAAGGTCAGCCATTTTAAGGGGGAACTTTTCTGCGTCACTAAGTGAGGTATCAAGCATGAACTGAAGCATGAAGTTGCTTCTGCCCATTGCTGCTTCACGTTCAATAAGGTCTTCATCATTAAATCGATCCGGGTCAGTTACTTGCCATTTTTCAGAGCCATTATCTATATCTTCTTGTAATTGAGGAGCTATCAGCCCTTCGTAATTGGACAGAGAGCGCGGGAAGCGTGCTGGCCATACAAATGGTCTATAGTTACGTTCAGCGAGCTTCCTGTAGACTGTGAACACCGTCTGTGGCGTTCCTAAGTACATAATACGGCTATCATCTTTAGGAGTAAGGATAGATTCAGCTTCAGTACATAGTTGAAGAAGTTTCTCCCTCATCATTTCTGTCATTGAGTTGCCAGGAACTTCAATATCGTCAAGGATCATTAAATCCGCACGACTACCAGTAAGCTGACCAGTAATACCCACTGATTTAACAGAAGGAGCTTGGTGAGGGGAGCAATTAACATCGAAAGAGATGCGACTCCAACGGGAGTCATCAGATTTAGGGCGCAGATGTACCAACCAAGGTGTTTCAATGATTAATTTCTGTAGGAAGATTGACATATTGTCTGCACGTTCTTTAGATGCAGAGATGATCATGATTTTCTTTTCAGGATCTTTAAATAGAGTCCAAAGAACAAACGCACCAGTAATCCAAGATTTACCGATTCCTCGGAAGGCTTGAATCTGTAGACGTTTAGGACCGTTTTGTAAGTAGTCAGCGATTGCGTATTGAGCGCGTGTAGGCGTAGGAAGTTCAAGCTGTTGCCACAGTGCTTGTAAGAACAGCTTGAAATCTTCTTGTAACGCCTCAAGGACGTTTGTCATTTATTCATTAGTGGATAGATTGGCGAAAAGATGAGGTTCTTCTATGATTATTCTCTTCTGTTCTTCAAAAGGTAAATTACCAAACTTTTCCCTAAAGAGTTTCATTCGCCGCCCTGATACTTGGTCAATAATTAATTCATCTTGTAAGGCAAGTTGAATCATTAAACCAAGGCGAGTTTCTTCAGGCAGGTCTTTAATGTATGTGCCATGGATTTTATCTAAAGTCCTATCTGTTTTGTTAATTTCAATACCAGCTTTCTTTCTCATTTTATCAGCAAGGTCATGAATTTCTCCGTGGTCTGTACTGAACATCCCTTCTTTTCGCCCACCTTTAGTAAATACTCCATCAAATACTGACTCAAGATTATCTTCTACGTTACCAGGAAATAAACCACCTTCGTTTAAAATAGCTCTCCATTCATTAGCCTTTTCTGGTGACAACCCAACAAAAAAGGCAGTGTTGTCCTGAATACCCATTCTGTGATGAGGGACCATAAATGTAGGGGTTTTAGTATCTAATGTTTCTGCGGTTTGACCGCGTTGTTTTGCTTTATATTCAGGTCTGGTTTCCATACGTATGCTTTTCCCTATTACACCACCTTGGACATCTCCGGTCGCTCCACGAAAATCAGCATTATTTGTCAACTGTTTGCGTGTAGGGTATCTATTTTCATTTACAGCAAGATCACGTTCTTGTTTAGTCCATTTAGATCTGACCTTAGCCTCCATAACTTGTGGAGGGCTAAAATCAATAGTTACTCCGGGCGTTATGTTTGAATGAATCCCCCCACCAACTGTTGCTAGTTGTCGGCGTGACGGTAAGGTTATTGGCCCTATTTTTGAAATTAAAGAGGCACCTTTTCCAAGCCCTGCAGTTGCAGCTTCTTCTAAGAAAGCAACACCAGCATCACCAAATCTTGTATCTACTCCAGCCGTATTAAGCTTGTCATCTAATACTTCTTTAGAACCTTCTAGGTTGTCGGCAAAAGTTTTAATTGGACCCGGACTGTATCTAATAGCGCCATAGGCTTTGGTAATAGTTGGTGCTACTGTTTCAACTACTTGTTGTACAATTGGTTGTTGAGCTACATCTCCAATAAAGTCTTTTACTGGTTTTACGAAATTATTTAATGCATCCCATTCTTTAACTCCAAATGCATTGTTTTTTAGTTTTGCAAAAGAATCTACAGTTTGCCATTCATAGTCATCGTTGTACCAAACTCTTGAACCTACAGGCCATCCATATTCTCTTTTTTCTGCATAACCTGATTGTTGATTATGATGCGGCATAAAAAAAGCCCCCTTGCGGAGGCGTGTAATTAATTAGTTATTCAGTAGCCTTTCTTGACGGGCTTCTTCTTTTTCTTCTTAGGCTTTGTCTGTGAAGCGATCTTTAGTCCGTGTCCTGGCTTATGCATTAGTTAATGTGCGATAGTATTAGTCCTTCTCTTAAAAGGTTTTGTCCGAATTGCTCTCTCATCCAAGAGCGCCAATGTTTACTTCCTTTGTCCTGATTGCACTTGGTACACGCTGGTACAACATTCGATGAAATGTCTTCTCCTCCCTTGCTGCGAGGGTGTACGTGATCCAAAGTGAGTTGATGTAGTTCATAAGTTTCTCCGCAATAAACACATGTACAGTCAAAATGCTCTTTGATGCTGCGCCTCCAAAGGCGCTTTGCTTCAGAGGATGTCATGGTTATTAGGTTGTAAAGATAATGTTCAGGAGATGGAAGTAGAGGGGTCATGTCTTACGTATTTTTAATCTGCTTTGACGGTTCTTAGAGGGGCTTTGTAGCGTTACATCGCTAGCTTTTTTGCCACCTTCTTTACCGGGTTTATGTGCAACGTCTTTGCCGTCACCATTGCCGTAAGTACCCTTAGCTCGATTAGCTGCATTAGCTGCAGTACGTATCTTTAACCCTTTCTTGGTTTTGTTATATCTTGCCTGTTGCTTAAGTCGTTTAGCTTTAGCAGTAGGGTTTGAGTTGTAATAGCTAGCTGTGCTTCCTGCCATAAAGTCTGCTCTGTACAAGTTCTGGGTCAATGGTTGGCATAATGCTTGCAAGTTTTGAAAGAGGATTACCTTCTACTGCAACACCACTGATGTCATTTTTGGCTAACCAATCACAGGCTGCTTTTAAGTCTTGAGTAGAAGCTTCGCCGGACTTAACACGTTTTAGAAATTCAGTTGTTACTAAG